CGGGGGCAATGAAAGGAGGTGCGGGGGCTGGTGCCGCCCCTGCCGCCCCTGCCGCCCCTGCCGGCGCTGCCGCTGCCACCCCCGCGCCGAAACGCTTCGGAATGGTTCTTGCGAAGAATTACCACAATCAAGAGGCCATTGCGGAAGACAATGACACTGACCAACCCATTTATTTCGATAAGAAATACGACGCAACGGATTACGCGTTTATCGAGTCATACCGCGAACAACAAGAATCGATGAGCAATGCGGATTTCTCAATGTTTTTGGTGGATGAACTCATCAAGAAGAAGAAAATGACCTACGAAGACGCCAAGAAGGAAGCCGAAGCGATAATGGTCGGCCCAGGGATGCGTCCGGTCAATGACGGCGACTACGCGGTTGTTGAAGAAGAAGAATACATTGAACCAACTGCGTCGAGCGAGGATGTTCTTGGAACAACTGAAACGCGTTTTCTGTATTATAAACGCGAAAATGGCAAGTGGGTGCGTGATACGAGTATTCCGGATATGGTTCCGAGCAGTGACCGCAATTATTTCTGTAATGTCAATAAGGATTGTATTCCGTTGGCGATGGAAGCGTCGAGAGATTTCGTATCTCAGGCGGGTGAAATCGGCGGCGTCGGCGGCGTCGTGGGCGGCGATACCGTAATGGCGGATATGACGAGTAAAGAAGGCACAAATGCCATCAAAAAGGCGTTCCTCGATAAAATGAAAGCGGAGTTTGATGTCAAATATCAGGTGAGCCGAGAGAATTTTATGGACTTCGTAAACCGTAAATTCGAATACGACTTAAAAAATATCGCGCGTATCAGCGAAATCCAACATAAAGAATTCTACAAATATAATGACCGGAAGTATAAGATTGGATTTTCATCAGCAGCGGGAGCAGCAGGCAAGACAGACGCCGATGCCGACGCGGCCGCCGACGCAGACATCGATGCTCTTATCTCTCCAATGGAACCACTGAAAGACAAAATTATCGCCCAAACCGATTTCGTGAAACGGCAATACGATATTCACCAATTTATTACAAGCTTCACCCGCAACGCGCTCGAAATTATGGACGAAGACCCGAACTGGTTATATTGTATTAAGTCCAACGCGAAACTTCTTCCATCATTTTACGAGAATATTGCAATTGCGTTTCTTCAAGGAGCATCGGGCAGCAGCGCGAATTCGCTCTCCGTCGTCATCGATACAATATGTAAGGAACGCGGCACTATCAGCGATGACGGAGAGTCGTGGGTGGATAAATACAGTGGGGCGCTTATCAAGAAAATCGAACATGTCACGGAGGAAGGGTTTGATGATGCCGGGTTTCGCCTCGTAACGAGAGATATTATCGAGGCGGATTTGGGTGAAGGTGTGCTGAATGTCGCGAAACCGACGAACGCGGCAAAGGGCGGCAGCGGCAGCGAAGGCGGACTTACCGGAATTAGCATCATTGAGAAATATGACAGCCCGAATGCTCGTATTATCAATAATATTATCACTACAATGACCGGTTATATGGGAATTGACCTTCACAGCGAACGCGAATTTATTATCCAGCATACTCTTACACTTCTCGAGTCATCCGTCCCGACAGAAGACAAGTATCGCGAGAAGTCCGAACGCTTGTTTCGAGAGAAAGGCAAGCATCTTCCGCCATATAAAGAAATATTCTTCCAGACTCTCTTACTACTAACACTTTGTTATCTCGGTATTTCGATACAGTGCGTTATACCGTCACCGAAGACCCGCAAGACCCACGCCGGATGTATTCGCTCATTTTCAGGATACCCAATCGACGGCGACGGCGATATTTCCGGATTGATGTATATCGCTTGTATTGCTTATAAAATCAAGACGAGTATCGAACCGTGGAATACATTGAAGTCATTCAAGAAGGAAGGCGATATTCTCGCAAAGATGAAAACCTTGATGGATACAACAATTCTCGCCAAACCGGCGATAAAGGAGCGATTACAAGTGAAACGCGATTATTTACAGACGGTCAAGGCATCGGGCGGTGGCGGTGGCGGCGGCGAGGCCATTCCGGAAGACCTTTCCATATTACGATGGGGCAATTTTATGCCGCCGATGAAATCTCTCGATAATATGCCAACGCCTCAAAATGTCGCCGCGGATTTCACCAACCAACTCATCAGCGATATGAAACGCGGATATCACGGACAACACGACAAACTCGCGGTTCTTGAAAGTAAGTGTCAGTATTTCGGTCTCTCGATACAGCAAATGATACATCATATCGTAAAAAATAGCAGCCCGTTATTGCTGAATATGGCGAGCGAGCCGTTCCTCGAAAATGCGTGCTGTAATGAACCGATTGACCGCCGTAGTAAGCGCGTTATTGATTATTTTATGGAACGCGAACAAAATATCCATCATCATAATCGCATTATTGGATTCTTGACAAAGACAATGCAGGATATGGCAGTGATTACACGGGCTTCTACATTTATCGACAACCGAAATACACGATTTCAATACCCGAATATTCCGGCGTCGTTCAATGAACAGACGATTTATCGTGCGTTTATCCATTACTGCCGGATGAACCAGCAATACGCTGCTGGGGATGGGGCGGGGGCAGAAAGCACCGCGAACCCGGTAGCAACGGCTGTTGCGTTATATCTCCATCCCGCTCTTCGAGAGATTTGCCCTCCCAAACCGGCCGCGTGGTCGTCTACCGATACGATTGAAACGAAGATTGCGAACCTCAAAAAAGACTCGAATATATTCGACGACACGAGCCTCGCTCGATTATTAAAAGCAGTAAACGGTTATAAAATGGTGGATGCTGGGTATAAAACACTGGCATCGGTTCGCCCGCAAGAAAACACCCAATTTCAACGGTTTCAAGATGCAGTTCTTCATCTGGAAAGGTGCGACACGGCGGCGGCAGCGACTCCTGGAACGAGCGAACTTGACCAATCAATTATTCCGAGAGAATTACGGCAACTTATCCTGGCGGTTCTTCAATCTGCATCACCGAAGTATGTCCAAGAAGACACGGAAGAAATGCGCGACCTGAAGAACTATCTCCAGACGAAGAACCGTGAGCTTCGCGCAACAGTTGTCGGGTTTCTCCAGCAGAACGCGAAACTAACGAAGGCGAAGTTTCGAGAGATTGAACGAATTATAGATACGGTTCTCGAATTCGAAATTAATAAGAGCAGCACAGTTCTTATGTCGGCAACTGATGAAACCGCCTCGAAAAGCATCCAGTTTATGAAGAATACACTTACGCGACTGATTGATGTAATCCCGTCTATTATTCATAACGGTGTCGATTTCGATGATACGAATATTCCGAAACATTGGGGATTCTCTCAAATACATATGAAAGATGTCAAAGGAATTATCTCGTCGCATTATACATCTCTCAAGACCTTTTATAATGACCAGGTCATCAAGGAGGTTTTACGGCACGCTGACCATCACTGCCGCGACCTAAAACTAATGTTGGAAAATACGCCGTTTATGGCGGAAATATTCTTCGATGAAGAGAAGGATGCACGGATAGCCGCAGCAGCGGCGGCGTTGGCTCTTCAAGGCTCGGGGTTTGGTTCTGGTTCGGGCGTTTCTTCCGTTGTGCCCCGTGAAGTAGACATTGAAAAGGAACTGGGAGAGCGTGTTCCTCATTCGACCCGTAAGAATATATTCACGATGTATTCTTTGTTCGACCGCAATATCGTGCGAAATCTGTATCTCTTTTATTTTCTCTCGTTCTTACGAACATTTGTCCAACTTGTCGTAGAGACGCCAATTACGATTTACCAAAGTGAACCTACGAGAGTAATACGGCGGCGTAATATTGCCGCTGCTGCTGCTGCTGCCACTGCTGCTGCTACCGCTCCAGGTAAAAAGGGACGAAAATCGGCGGTCTCGGATACACCAGGCAAAATCGCCAGGACTGCTGCCTTCCGCGAAGACGAAGATGCTGAACGCGACGATATCGACCCACATTCGCGTCTATATTCTGCCGATGCCGCCGCCGCTGATAAAGGCCAACTTCTCTCGGATATGGACACCTTAATGGGTGACAAGAAGGCTCTTGGCCAGCGTGTCAGCGAACTCGTCGTAGCGTATCTTCGTATGATTGAAAAAGACAAGGCGGCGATTAACTTCAATCTCGCGAATATTAAGGAGAAACTCACGCGTGTAAAAGACAAAGAGAAAGATGGAGTCGTCGAGAGAATTGGAGCAATGTCCGTTGGTGAACGCCAGCTCGAAAATATGATGAAGACCCATAAAATGGGCATATGGAGCCGCGGAACATCGCAGACGGGTGTGGTCATCTATGACCAGGACTATTATGATGAAGAACGCGAAGAAATGGAGAAGATAGCACAGAAAGAGCGACAACTCGGTCGCCGGGATTATGTCACGGATATGAACCGAGAGATTTATGTGATGGAAGCATTGGAAGCCGACAGAACCGCGGCGGAAATCGAAGCACACGAATTGGATATGTCGACGGGTATACCTGAAGATGATGACGCGGGAGATGATGACACTGCTTATATTCACAGACACGATGATGAAGGAGAAGGCTACGAAGGCGTCGGTGCGGGCGGCGGCGGCCGCGGCGGTGGCGGCGGCGACTGGGACTAACGGAACGAACGTTACTTCGTGATAAAAGTATTTGAATATTATAAAGACCCGCCGGAATCAGGATGATGACCCAAAAAGCGACGATTTATATTATTCTCTCGGCAATATTACTTTACCTTTATTATCGCAAACGCGACCTCGCTATTTTCGCGGGTTTCGTCGTGGTTGTTGTAGGGACACTTATACTTGGAAACGGTCGAGATATAGAAGGAAACACCGGGAGAAGAAGCGGCAGCAGCGGTAGCAGGAGCAGGAGCAGCAGCAGCAGCGGTAGCGGCAGCAATCAATGTTCGGAGCTGAAATTTGCCGAACCAAATATAGATAAAACAAGAGTTGTCACGTCTTTAATAGAACTGAACGACAATTTTAAGAAGGTATGTGGCAAATACTTAAGCTTTGAAGGTCGAGGACCAGAATTGAATAAGGAAGGCAGAGCAATACTCAAGGCTCTTTTCGAAGATGAAAAAATAAAGAAAAAACTTGACTCAAAAATTCAAAATTTTCAAAAAGAAAACCAGGAAACATATTTTGCTTATATGATTGGAACGAATTCACTATTATTGAATACCTATACAGAATCAGATAAAGGCGAACTGAGGTTCATTGTGTTTGGGTCAGACCAACCGGTAAAAAAAACGCTTAATGATTTCACAAAAGAAGATTACAAATTTTTTAAATCCGCGATTTCTTGTGCTGAGGCATTAGTGACTACCATCGATGAAATTATGAATTTAGAGGAAATCAAAAAACAAGACAAGAAAACAAAAGATTTTTTTAAATTTATGAAGTGTGCGGTAAATCATACGATTAAAGTGTTGAATAATCTTAAAGAAGCATTACCGCCGTATGTTGACCCTAATCCAAAGAGCGAAGGCGACAGCAAGGGAGGGGAAGAAAAGAAGAAAGAGAGTTCGAAAGAAAATGAATAAATGAAATATTGTAATATACTAGTAGAAGGATATTACAATACAATACCAATAATGAACGCAATCAAAACACTTATCCGTAATAATTTAGCAGGAACAGCCATCGCTCTTTATGTCATCGTATTTATGCTAGTTCAATACGCAAACCCGGCATTTCTTTATAATGAAGATGGCAGTCTGCGCGAGTTCGGCATTGGTTATTCTAGCAAAACCGTGCTTCCGATTTGGATTGTGGCAATCATATTGGGTATTCTCTCGTATGTCACTGTGTATTATATATCACGACCGGCCACACGGGTCTTCTAGACTCGCGTCGCTTTGGTCGTTTTGCCTCCGCGATGCTACGGCTCCACTCCCTCCGCTCCGCTCGGACACCTAACTCGCGTTGATACAGTTGTTTCGCCTTCGCGTCGCTTCGGCTCCACTCCTTCCACTTCCGCTCGTATCTCGTGCCATATTTATTGCGATTTCATAAATCACATCAAAATATAGCGACACGAAACGCGAGAGATACGAGCGGAAGTGGAAGGAGTGGAGCCGTAGCATCGCGAAGGCGAAACGACTTGACGCGGACGCGAGCTAGGTGTTTGAGCGGAGCGGAGGGAGTGGAGCCGTAGCATCGCGGAGGCGAAATGACCAAAGCGACGCGAGTAGCGTCGCTACGCTCCGCTTCAAGCCGTAATCGTGACCACCTGGTTCTTCGCTGCTTCCTCCTTCTTCTTCGCTTCATCCTGTTTCTCTTTAAGCACCTGAGCGCGTATCTTCTGTTGTTCCGGCGTGAAAGAACAACCCATATTCAGTATATAATTATAACTAATACTTACGACCAACATACCACATAATACCAACCAAATAAACTCGCCAACAACTGACTTCATAATTAGAAATGTCCGGATTTTCTCCAAGTCGTCTACTTTCGCGGATGGGCGAATAAGCCGCGACTCCTTGAAACTGTCCCAGAATCTGTCGAGGTTATCAAGATTAAGCTCGTTGAGCAGGATAGACTGGTCTGAATAAATTTGCTCTAAAGCACGCCCAATATCGCGTTTGTTCTTGATTTCATCAGCCGGTATATCTGCTCCATCCTGAAGTCCGGCCGTCCCAGCACCGCCGCTTTGTTGGCCACTCGGCCCTTTTTGTGCCTCGGGTGCTAAATCGAATTGCGGAGTGAGGATACGCGCAAACACTTCCTTCAAATCGGTCACAGCAGAGACGAATATATAACCGAATGTATTACTGAATGGGGACAACCACCCTGGAAATACAATGAGCGCGGCCTTCAGTGCCCCCAATACGACGAACCACGGTAATACAGTAGCGATTAACGCGGTTTTCTCCTGGTCAAACCCACAAATATCCTTCGACATTGCCAAATTGATGAAATATTCGCCAATGATGAGGACAAGGAAAAATAGGAATGTAATCCCGCCGCTGAGCACGCCATTTTTACTGTGCTTGTAATACGAATATGCGCCGAACACGGCCAAAAAGAAAAAGATTGCGACTGTTGAACTTACTTCCGCCATTCTATTACAATATACTTTTATTATTTCTTTCACCTACTACCCGCGTTTTTATAATGTCATTCTTTTCAGTGCTATAATAAGCAGACAATAGAACCCGAATGAATGATAATGCTCCAGCACCGACACTCATCGAGCCTGGTGTGCGATACTTCTTGAGCAAATCTCTCGAGCAGTGTCATAAGGTCAAAGATTATTATCATACACGAACCTTCAATTTCACGATGGGGGTTGCCTTTTTCATATGTTTAGGGATATTTTTGTATATTCGGTATAAAGGCAAACCTACTCCGGAAGAAATCGAAGCCAAGAAGAAACAAAAGCAGGAATACATTCTCTCGAAATTGAAGATGGTAAATGCCACGCACTATGCCCAGAGTAAAGGAATTCCGATGGACGCCCGAACACATCCCGCCGGGAATGGAATGGGAATGCTCACGAACTTGCCGCTTTGGAAGAGCCCGGATGAAGACTATTGGAAGCGGAGCTACGCTTAGCGGAGCGGAGCCGGTGAAAGCCGAGCCGAGCCGAGCCACGCGTGGCAAATGAGAGCCGATGAATATCTATACTAATTATAATACATTACAATAATGATACATCAAGCATCCGTATATCAAGACTTACACACTGCGATACAAGAACGCACCCAATACGGCGGCGGAGGGACGGCATCATCGCGTATCGCCGAACAGAAACGCGCACAAGACACCCGCGACAACCTGAAAAAGGCGACGCGTGTCCTCCTTGAAGTCACGAAAAAACAAGAAGACGCACTGAAAAAACACATCCAACGTGCAGCCGACCCCAACGACTTCCGCGGAATGGTCTATCCTTACCAACTCATCCCTGAAGAAGAACGCACGAAAATCAATGATGCTATCCACGGGTATTACTCGCTTAAAGAAAAATACAATTCGGCACTTGAAAAACGCCGCCAACGCCTAATCAATGACCCGGTGATGAATTGGAAAACGCTGTCTGCCCAACAAAAAGCCAAGCGTCTCTCGATGATTAAGCCAATGTGTATTGTGTGTAAGCAAGACGGCGGGTCGATATTCACGGAAACCGACGGCAAACTGAAAGCCATATGCGGAAATATCTCTCAGCCGTGTGGATTTCATATCGAAGTCAACCGCGGAAAGTATATCAGTTTAGAAACATTGATGAACGAATCTCTCGAGGAAGTCCGCGCGACCAAAGACGAAATCATCCGGATGAAACTCGACCTCTTATTTCAGTTCATTAACGAAGACGAACTCCTCGCACAATTTGACGCGGTTCAACATAAGCTACAGGAGCAAATGAAAATGTATACCGAGTTTCGAACGTATTACCTTAGCGTCACCGACAACGACGACCGGCGGAAAGATACGGCGACACATACTCGCGTGATTGCCGAGAGAATTGCTCAGATTAAGGAATATATGACAGAGTTTAGAGAGTCGGAATGGAAGAACCGCAGCATCATTGATGATATTCTTGTGCTCTATCAGCAGGATATTGAGCCGGCATTCTTGAAACTTCGAGAGACGAAGTATGTTTATTCGCAAGTCGAAACGACGGAAAACGCGGAGGGTGCGCTCGTTCAAATGTATAATGACGGGGAATTCAATCTCTCGCAAAAACAGTATAGCTACCACGAACTTTATATGCCGGTGATTATGCCCAAGTGGATTGCAGATAACCGGATAGTGAGTAGCCCCGTAGGGGCGGTGGTTGCGCCGAAGCCGGGAGGAGGGGCGGCGGCGGCGAGATAGTTTTTTTTGTAGTGGGATTGTATAGAAATATGTCTCAACCAACATGGAAAGTGCCTATTGTTAACGTAAATGATACAGAGTTAGTGGTTGATTTGGGGGGGGGGGCACTTTGTTAATTTAGTAGGCCTTCTAGCAAATATATCAATAATCAAAAATAACGAGCCCCCAATTTCATTTGAGACGTGCACCCAAAGGTTGAAGGCACACGATATGGTCGTATCTATTTATAAAGATGCTATTCGTGAGAAACAACTATTTTGTAGTATACCATTTACATCAACGGTTAGTCGCGGCGGTCGCCAAACCAAAGTGCGCCACTCTCGCCGTCTCCATCGCCGCACCACCCGCCGCACCCGGCGTTAACCCCCCCCCCCCCCCCCCCCCCCCCCCCCTTTAATTTTTT